CGTTGATGACGGCGATGAAAGAAAGCGGGTACCACTGGAGCAGCACGATCATCTGGGTAAAAGACACGCACGTCCTTTCCCGCAAAGACTACAACACGCAGTATGAGCCGATCTGGTACGGCTGGCTGGAGGGCGCGGCGCACCTGTGCGAGCTCAAAGACCGCGCGCAGTCGGATGTCTGGCAGATTCCGCGACCGAAAAAGAGCGAAGAACACCCGACCATGAAACCGATTGAGCTTGTTGCCCGTGCCATAAACAATTCATCCCACGACGGCGATCCCGTCCTTGACCTTTTCGGCGGTTCCGGCACAAGCCTGATGGCGGCGGAACAGACCGGACGCACGGCGTATTTGATGGAGCTTGACCCGAAATACTGCGACGTTATCTGCACCCGTTTCGCCAAAAACGCCAATACGTCAAACGGCATATTTTTAGTCCGAAACAGCGAGCGGATTCCGTACTCCGAAGTTGCGCAAAGCCAGTAATCATCAGACTATCCCGCCTCCGCTCTGTCCATCATTTTGTATATTGACTAATTTGCCAGACGGAGTGATTAATGTGATTGCGGAGAGCAAATCGCCGCGAAAATATGAAACACGGGGGCAAAAAAGCCATGAACGAATTTCACTTCAACGTCACTGGCGCACAGCGCAAAACTCTCGTCGGAGCAATTTCCGAACTGACCAACAGCAAAATCACCTATAACGGCGCACCGAGCTTTTCTTACGACTGCGGCGGCTACCACATCGACAAAACCGGGCTGGTCACAGGCGAATACGACCGGAACCTTTTCGCGGGGCTGGCGGAGCGCGGTTTTGAGCCGGAGATTTCGCCGATATCCGCCGACGAAACCGACGAGCCGGATGTTATCCCGGTGGCAGAAGAGACACCGAACACGGGGACACAGGGTGCGGATAGCGACGACATTGTCGCCCTTGACTGTGAATTGCCGCAGGAACCGGAAGAAACAGCCAAACACCTGACGGTTGAGGTGCCGAATGACTTCACGCCGGAGCAACTTGATAATATCGCCAAAATGACCGCCGCCAAAGAGCCGCTTCTCAAAAAAGCACTCGGCGCGGAAAAGCTGCCCATTCGGGTTACTGAGGACAAAGTTGCCTTCCCTTGGTTTACGCTTGAAAAGCCGGGTGATACCGCTTGCTACATTCAGTTTATCGCCGCTTTGTGCAATACGGCAAAAGAAAAAAAGCGCATCACCGCCAAAGCTCCGGGATCCGGCTTTGAGAATGAGCGCTTTACCATGCGAATCTGGTTGATTGGATTAGGGCTGGTCGGCAAAGAATACGGCAATACTCGCAAGCTCCTGCTCCAAAACCTTACCGGAAACGCCGCATGGCGGTACGGTGCGCCGGATAAAAAAACGGCCATCGACCCCGCTGACGGCGCGGACACTGGCGAAGAAAGTCCGGCGGTGCTTACCGCCCCGGCGGAGGAAGAAACCGCACCTGCCGCCGACACGGGCGCAGACGTGACCGAAGAAGCGGGTGCCGACCATGAATAACTTCCCCTCAAAAGAAACAGTCGAGCGTCTCCGGCGGGAATACCCCGCCGGAACACAGATAGAGCTGATCTCAATGGATGACCCCTACACCAAGCTTAAGTCCGGCGACCGCGCGACGGTTCGCGGCGTGGACGATGCCGGAAATATCCTGTGCGAGTGGGACTGCGGCTCCACACTGAGTTTGATTCTGGGCGTTGACCGATTCCGGATTGTAAAATTCCAAATGAAATATAACTAAGTGGAATCTTTCGAATCATGACAAAAAAATCTTTATAGATGTTAGAACGGGAGCACGGAAAGGGCTTTAATGCATTCATTATATTTATATCCAAGTGCAACTAAGATATAATACTGCGCAACTTTTCGAAGGCCGCCTACGTATCTACAAAGCACCATTTCCTTAATGGACGATACCGGTACATTTATCAAGCATGCTTTAACGATCTGTAATTTGATCTCAGATTCAGCATCATTTTTACAACCTACACAGTTCCATGTGGCGCTGGTGATATTACTGTCCTTGAGTGCTTTCCTATATGGCTCATTTCTGAATTTATCTTCTTTACCACTAATATTCGTAATAATTCTGTCCGCCAAAATAGATTCTTCAACCAGCATGGTTCTTGCAGGTCTTTCTTCCCATGGGTGGGTTCCGACACCTAGCCCACGATCAGTTCGAACACTGTTTGTCAGTTTTCGATAGACGTATTTAATCAGTACCTGCTGCCATTCTTCTGGATATTGTTCTGCAGTAAATGATGAGAAAAATGTATCAAGTAGAGATATCTCCTGCTGATACGCATCGTATAAATCATTATGGAGTCTGTAGTTATCCTTTGTCATCACTCGGTCATGATTTCCTGCAAGTACTTGTTCTACATTATACAATTTCCCAGATATACCAAAATCATGTTTTGGTATTTTTTTCATAATCGATAAAACAAGCTCGTTTGCCTCAGGGGCATGTTCTGTAAGAACTTTCTTAAACTGTTCATCGCGCTGTTCTTCATTATCCGGCGTGAATGCCTCAACCATTTTTTCCTTTAATTCTTCCATGAAAAATTCTTCCTGAAAACTGACTTCCACTTTGTTCATTGTAGGGAAAGCAATACAGTGCCCCGCAGGATCTAAGACATCAACGTCGGTTGAGATGATATTTTCCTTTAGTTCATCAAATAAAGAACTA